AACGACGAGATCGTGCAGCTTACAGTCCAGCACTGCCTAGACAACGGTGAGGCTATCCCACTAACCCGTGAAGCTATCGTAACTCATGCGTTTGAGCATGGTGTTGTTAAGACAGCGGCAGAGCGTCAGGCTGAGGCTGAAGCAGCAGAGGTAGTCTAATGTCAGGATACATCGGCACACAACCAGTACCACAGGCAACCCAGACCCGTGATGCTTTCACTTGCACCGCAGGTCAGACCAGCTTTGCTACTGGCGGCTACACACCACAGTTCTTGGACGTGTACCTCAACGGTATCTTCCTCAACAACGGTTCAGACTACACAGCAGGTAATGGCTCCGATGTAATCCTCACGTCAGGCGCAGCAGCAGACGACATCCTTGAGGTTGTGGCATATACCACGTTTGAGGTGGCTAACGTCTCAGGCGGTGGCATGTTCAAGGGTGACAACGGGACTGTAGGCTCACGGGCTGGTGACATCTTCCGCATCAATGAGCAGACCCTCAACACATCAACAACAATCGACGCAGATGAAAACGCAAGTGCAACTGGCCCCTTGGCTGTAGCATCAGGTGTTACTCTGATAGTCACAACTGGAGGGAACTTGTCCATTGTCTGAGATTAGAGCAAATACAATAAGTGATGCGGCTGGCACTGGCCCTATCGACTTGTACAAGCAGAGTGCTGCGAAGGCTTGGGTCAACTTTAATGGCACAGGCACCATTGCAATTGTAGATAGTTTTAGTGTTGCCAGCTTGACGGATATTGGTACTGGAAATTACGAGGTGAACTTCAGCAACAATATGAGTAGCGTTGGTTATGCCCCACAGATATGTTCGAACGCTGCGGTAAGCAACTATGGGTTCAATAGAACAGGTAGCTTTAATACTACTGCAAAAGTAAATGTAGCTCATTATGAGAATAACACAACTGTAGACACGAGCCAAATCTATATTTCCGCACATGGAGACCTAGCATGAGTACTCTAAAGGTAACAAACATCCAAGCCACGGGTGAAACAGCTACTCGTGCCGTCTCAGGCGTTGCGGCGGCTTGGGTTAATTTTAATGGCACTGGGACTATTGCTATACGAGATAGTGTTAATGTTGCAAGCCTGACGGATATTGGTACAGGGCAATATTACGCAAACTACACAAACAACATGGCAAATGGTGATTACAGTTTTGCGAGTTATAATAGTAGTAACCCTGCTTCTGGGATGACTTCATTTGCCAATCATTACATGGGTGGCAATGATTTAGGAACAGGTAGAATTGGGGTTTCTAATTATAGTGCAAGTTTTGTTGATAGTGATATTGTAACCATTCAAGTTAACGGAGGCCTAGCATGAGTACATTAAACGTAGCAAACATCTCCGATGGCACAGATACCGTCGAGACAGGCTATGTGGTCAATGGGTCTGCGAGGGCTTGGGTTAATTTTAATGGCGCTGGGACGATTGCTATTCGAGAGAGCCTGAACGTGACTAGTTTGGTTGATAATGGGGTCGGTGATTACACAGTAAGCTATGTAGACATTTTTACATCGGTCGGTTACTCTTATTATGTGACGGGGGGCGGCAACATATTCGTATCGTCGCATGCGGCGGGGTCTATTTCGATTGATAACTTTTCTATACCAGGAACACGTGTTGACAACGAACAGATATCCTTCGGCGCACACGGAGACCTAGCATGACCCACGGACACCTATGGGACCGCCTAGCAGAAGCCAAGAGCCGCCTTGCACCTGTGCAGTCAAAGTATCGAGTGCTGTTCGAGAACCCAGCAGAGCCTGATGCACCTGCCTCTGTGCTTGTGCCTGATCCAAACTGGATGGCTGCTGCACTGGCTGGTGGTGTACTGCCGCCCATCGACACATACCTTCGTGACCAGAACGTACCTGACGGACAGCCCAAAGAGCATCCGTATGCTGAACCTATCGGAGCTATGACCGAGGAAGAGGCTATTGAGTATCTGGTCAAGAAAGACATCTCGCCACAAGTCTGGCGTGAATACAACGGTAACAGGATCATCATGAAGATCGTTCCTGTAGAGCTAATACCAAGCGACAGATCATTTAGAAATGCTTGGAAGATCAATCAAACTGAAACGGAGAAACAGCATGACCACTTTTATTAATATCAACGGAGATGTTCGTGATGCGGCATCCCTTACAGTTCCAACAGACCGTACCTTTCGTGGTGCTTGGTCCTTCAACGGTGATGCTGTTGACGTAGACATGACAGCAGCTAAAGCTATCCATAGGGATAACCTGCGTGCTGAACGTAAGCCACGTCTTGACCAACTAGACATCGACTTTATGCAAGCGCTTGAAGCTGGCACAAGCACTACACAGATTGCTACAGACAAAGCTACACTGCGTAACATCACATACGATATACGTTTGGCTGCTGCTACTACACCTGATGAACTCAAAGCTCTGGACCTAGCCACCCTATTGGGAGAATAAGCTATGACTAAAGCAAGAGGACTAGCCGATCTTGGCAATGCTTACAGCGATGGGGCTTTGTCCAATCGTAACATTTTGATCAACGGCAACCTGACAGTCAATCAACGTAACTTGTCCATTGCTTCTGTGGCTACAGGTGCATACGGGGAGGACCGCTGGAAGAAGACAGCAGGTGGAATGACGCAGATCATTGAGGAGCTTAACTACCTTCCAAGTACTGAGTACACGCTGTCTGGCACTGGTATTACAACTCAGCAGATCACTAGCCCCGCTTCGGGTGACTGGACACTACCAGACATTTCAGTGACAGCACGGCTAATTCAACTCGAAGTAGGCGACACAGCAACCCCCTTCGAGCATCGCAGCTATGGTCAGGAGTTGGCTTTGTGCCAGCGGTATTATGCAGCAGCCTATTTTCAGGGTAGAATGTGTGGAACCGCCGCTGGTACTATTGGAGAGATGGTACAGTATCCAGTTCAAATGCGGGTACAACCAACTATTAGTTCTGCTAACCTGAATTATGCTGTAAATGCGAGTTCTCTATTTATTACTTCACAGACAGTAGATTATTTGCGAACAGAATGGACATCAGGAAATTCAACCGTTCACAGCGTTGTTGTCTTCAACTGGTACGCAGATGCGGAGTTATAAGCATGGATAATATGAACATCACATCGGCACAGTACGTTGCAGACCTTATGTCTGGTAACAACACTTCCATCCAAGCCACCATCGACGGCACTGAAATGTCTGTCCCCCTAGACTTATCCAACCGCCACTACGCCGAGATCATGCGGCAGGTTGCTGCTGGCACACTTACAATACAGGATGCTGATTGATGATCTTTGGTAGCTCTCCCTTTTCTATTAACGCCTTTGCTAGTACTGCAGAGACACGCTTTGACGTTCAGGGTGTAGCTGCCACTGCATCCACTAATTCTGTTGTAACAGTATCTGCAGCTAACACGTCTATCGTAGGCGTTACATCTACTGCTACAGTAGGTAATGTTGTAACGATAGCTAAGGCTGTAACACTTAGTGAGTCTGTATCTGCTACAGCTTCTCTAGGAACAACTATTGTCATTGCTAAGGCTGATGTACTACCTTCAGGGGTTGACTCTCAAGGCCTTATCGGTACAACTACAGTCTCAGGCCTAGCAAATACATTCGTGACAAGCCCAGCGCTTTCTGTTACACTTGGTAGTGCAGAGATTATTGCTGAAGCCGTAGCCGTAACGGTAGGTGTAGTAGCTAACATTAATGCAGGTGTTGTTGAAACTCGTACTACTAACGTATTCGAGATTAGCTCTGTACCACTAAACATCTATACGCAACGACCTACAGTTGATGCGGAGCAGTTTGACTACGCTTCACTTAAGGATAGTTATAGCAGGAACAGGGTAGTCTACGTAGAGGCTACTTCACAGAGATTTACTGTCCTAGTCCCTGCAGATCACGCACAAAGAACCGTACACATTGAGGCTCCTAACACGGATAGAGTTGTCCGTATAGCAGCATAAGGAATATACTGATGTCATACAAATGGCCTGATAAAGATAAAGATGAGATATTAGACTACAGTGTAGACTGGTCACGTTTCTTGGGTGATGATAACATATCTGGTGTAACTTGGTACATCAACGATGCTTCTGGTGTTAAGACCGAAGTAGACGCTGCAGACATAGTAAATGGTTTGCAGATGGTACAGAAAACTAATACACTGAACGTAGCCACTATTCGTCTTTCCTTAGGAACTAACAACATACGTTATACTATTACGTGTAAGGTTACTTCTGTAGAAGGCTTGCAGTATGAGCGGTCTATCTTTGTACGTGTTAAGGAGAAGTAAGAATGGCATATGATTTCATTGGTTTGGTTAATGATGTTAACCGCCGCCTTAACGAAGTAGAACTAACTACAGCAAACTTCGCTGGTGCACAGGGTTACTATAACTTGACTAAGGATGCAGTTAACGCATCTATGCGTCATATCCATCAGGAAGAGTTTGAGTGGCCGTGGAACCATGCTGAGGAAGAAGAGATTCTAACTCCTGGTGAAGTTCGCTATAGTATGCCTTACAACAGTAAGACAGTTAATATGAACAGCTTCCGTATTAAACGGGATGAAGCTTTAGGTATTGGTACTAGCAAGCTAAAAGTGCTGAACTACGAAGAATACCTTGACAAGTATGTGGATGCTGAGTATAACTCTGGGGAAGATGTAAGAGGTATCCCTAAGTTTGTTGTTCGTGCACCTAGCCGTGAACTTCTCTTTGTTCCATCACCTAAAGATGCATATGAAGTAGTATATGAATACTACGCTACGGGTGTAGACATGACTCTTTTCTCAGATGTCCCTGAAATACCTGAACAGTACCGCCACACCATTGTAGACGGTGCTATGTATTACGCCTACGTATTCCGTGGTGACATGCAAGCAGCAGGACTCTCAGAGTCTAAGTTTAAGGCGGGTATTAAGAATATGCGTTCTGTTAACATTAACCGCACTGAGTACCTCCGTGATACACGAGTACACTACTGATGGCTACTAATTGGCAGACATTCCCTATTGAGTTTAAAGGTGGTCTCATCTCTAATCTCAGCCCTCTTCAGCAGGGTGCAAATGCTGTTGGTTCTGCTACTATACTGCAGAACTTCGAGCCTGCACGTTCTGGTGGTTACACTAAGCTGCAGGGTTATGTGAAAGCAGATGATAATGTAATACCTGGTTCAGAGCGTGTTCTGGGTGTTAAAGTAGTTAACCCTAGTGAGTACATTGCAGCTAGAAACAACGGTTCTGTCACAGAGTACCACCTGTCAACAGGAAGCGGCTGGTCTAGCTTAGGTACTACAGCACTTGCTGGTGGTAAGATTCGTAGTGCAGAGTATAACTTTGGTGCGGGTCACTTTGTAATCTTTGTAGATGGGACTAATGCTCCTAAACTGTACAATGACACAACCAACACTCTCTCAGACATCACCTCAAACACAGATATACAGGGTGCCGAGCAGGTAGCGATCTTTAAGAATACAGTGTTTTTCTCTAAGGGTTCTAATCTTTATTTCTCTGCTCCTTCTAGTTCTACAGACTTTAGTTCAGCTAATGGTGGCGGTGTTATTAACGTAAGTCACGGCATTACAGGTCTTATCTCTTTCCGTGATCAACTTATCATCTTTAGCCGTAACAACATTCAACGTCTCTCAGGTACAACATTAGCTGACTTCCAACTTAGTCCTATTACTGAGAGTATTGGTTGTCTTGACCCTGATACCATCCAAGAGGTTGGCGGTGACGTTATGTATATGTCACCTGATGGTATTCGTCTTCTAGGTGCGACTGATCGTATTGGTGACTTTGCACTTGAGGTTGCTTCTGACCCTATCGCTGATGACGTTTATAAGTTTGCTCAGAGTACTTCTAACTTTTGCTCTATCGTTGTTCGTGAGAAAGCACAGTATCGTATCTTTGCTTACTCTGAGTCAGAACAGTCTAAGGTTGCTCGTGGGTTGCTTGTAACTAAGTTCTCTAACCAAGGTGCTGAGAGTATGGCATGGGGTGAGAGTTCAGGTATTAAAGCCTACGTAGCGGATTCTAAGTATACATCTTCTGCAGAAACTATTGTGTTTGCTAATGAAGACGGTTATCTTTATCAGATGGAGCAAGGTTCTAGCTTTGATGGTGCTTCCATTGAGGCTATTTATGAATCTCCTTACATGCCTATCTCTGACCCACAGATACGTAAAACATTCTACAAGTTAACTTCTTACATTGATCCTAAGGGTCCATTCTCTTTAGACTTATCAACTAAGTATGACTTTACACGAGCCAATAACCAGAACCTGATTCAACCTGCTTCTACGACTATTTCCAGTTCGGGCTTGGCAGTATCGTTCTACGGGGCTGTTGTTTCTCGTTACAACACTGCTACATATGGTGGTGAGCTAGACAAGGTTTATCAGAATCAGATCATCGGCTC